AGTCAGGTAAATGATGTGTATAGTTCAATTCTTAATTCAGATTTGACTAGACCTGTTAATCAACAAAGAAAAGCAGAATTTTTAAAAGCTGCAGAAGATAATATTAAAAAGATATCATCTCTTGATTTATCTCTTCCTCAAAATGTACAATTGGCTAGCAATGTTTTTAAACCTTTTTATGAGGATAACAATATTGTAAAAGATATGACTTGGACTAAACAGTGGAGTAATGAATTACAAAAAGCACAAAGTTTAAAAGATTCTTCAGATGAAAAAATAAAAGCTACATATTGGGATACAGGTGTTAAAGCTCTTCTTTATCAAAAACAAGAATTTGCTGAAACTGATGATGAAAAAGCATTACGTGCTGGTAAAGCAACCTATACTCCTTTTGTAGATGTAAACAAAATGGCTTTTGATTACATTAAAGAAGCTGGGTTTGAAATTAAAACGCCTCCTAATTTATCAGGTCAGTGGTTAGTTACACATACAAATGGTAAAAATGCTATTTTACCCATGATGAAATATGTTTCATTATTAATGGCAAATGATCCAAAAGTTAATGATTATTATAAAACCTTAGAATATGTTCAATATAATGATTATGTTACTCAACAAGCTCCAATGCTTGGTTCTAAAGAGTTAGCACAAAAAGCATATGCGGATCAAATATTAGCAACTGCTCCTAAGCAGTATAATGAGTTAGTAACACGTGTAAGAGAAGATTATAACAAATCTAATATACGTGTTGGGGCTAATGAGGATCTTATTAAAAGTGAAGGTATTATTCCTGGTTCAGATGAACATAAAAATTATCTTGAATCTTTAAAAGAAAGAGATGTTTTAAAAGCTGCAGTACAAACTGTAGATAGTAAAGAACAAGAATTAAATGGTATATCAGATTATGTTTTAAAAGCAAGAGCTTTAAAACGTAATATTGATATGATGAATACATTTAGTAATGTAGCCAATACTGCTGCCTATATTAAAACTAGTACGGATGTAACAGCTAATCCTTATGCACTTGACGATCATAGAGCATTAAATGATATGAAAGTTGCAGAGTTTAAAAAGAAACTTGAAGATGATGCTAAAATAGTTCCTGGGAATTTATTAACTATACCTACTACACCTGGTGGTGATATTGATTTAGGTGATGCAGTAGAAGTAAATAAAAATATTTTAACACAAGCAAAAGGTAGAAACGTTCAGCAAATGGCTGATTTTATTTCTAGAGTTTCTGGTGTTCAAGGCACTCCAATTTCATTTGATGGTAAACCTATTAGTGCTGCTAAACTTGCAGAACTTTCATTAAATCCTGCAAATGCTTCTAAAATTGCTAAGTTATTTGATGATTATTCAGTATATGTAAAAGATGGTAAAGGTAAAAATGATGCAAGTCTTGTTAATCTTTATAGAAGCATTAGTGAAACTTCTTCAGTAATTAATACAGCAGAATCTAAATTTATAGAAAGTTTTGAAAATGGTATTAATAGTTTTATATCATCAAATTCATTTAAAGAAGGTAAGGATCAATTTTTTAATATTGAAAATATTAGAAACAAGAATACTAAAAAACCAGTAACTAAAGAAGAATATGTTGAATCATATATAAATAAACTTACTGATTATATTTCTTCTGGTAATTATCAAGGAAGATTTGAAAGATTGAATACTTTTGGTACAGGATATAGACCTCCTTTTAGAACAGCAGCCCCGCTTGGTAGAAATGAAAGAAAAGAAGATATATTAAGAAGTGTTGATTTTAATAAATATAGAGATATAGCTGGTAAAGAATATGATAAAATTTTAAGTGGTGTAAATAAATTTTATGATAAAAATTCTGTTTATAGCGTGTATAATGATTTATATGCTTCAGGTCAAGTTAACTTAGGAACTGGTCAAATGAATGTCGGAGCTGTTGAAGTTGTATATGATCCAACTGTAAACAATGTAGTTGCAACTACACAAATGCAATCTCTTATAAATTCATTTAAAAGAAATCCTAACGAAGTATTATTACGTTTAGGAGATGCATCTGAAAAAGGAGAAGGAGCGGCAACAGAAAAAGGTTTAAAATTACGAAATGTACTAGACAATACTTTACTAGATGCTGTAACAGCAAGTAAAGGAGAATCAAGATATGTTACTTCTGTTCAATATCAAAGAGCTGTAGCTGGAGATCCAAATTATGCATCTTATCAAATCAATCTTTCTCAAGATGCAATTACTAAAATTAAAGATACAGATGAAGCTCTTTATAAAGAAATTCAAAATTCTGGAGGAAGAATATCTGTTCAAGTACCAAAGAATCTAGATAGAAATCCTTTGCAAGCTGCAAGTCAAACAATTGATCCAATTAAAGCAAGAATTAATATGAGTGAAACTGGAAGTTACACTTTTAATGTTCCTAATGGTGGTTATGCAACAATGACTGAATTACAAAATAATGTAGTTTCAATAAGTGGTGCATATGAAATTTATGATCCAAAATCAGGAAACTTTAAAAGAGTTGATGTTAGTATTCCTCAAGAATTAGTTGGAGAAGGTGGTTATACTACAATATATAATAACCTTATAAATACATTTAATAATTATTCAACACAAAATTTAAGACAAAAAAAGGCTAATTTAGCGGTAAATGGTGTTAAAGACCCTAATGCTTTAAAATAATTATGGAAGAGAATTTAGATTTTCTTGGAAGAGATGCAATGCCATCTAATATTCCACAAGTAAATGCAATGGATGTACCAGATTTTGGGTATGCTGGTGAAGTTATTAATACAATAATACCAAGTGATTTAACAACTTTTGGAATAGATGATGTTAAATATTATTCTGGTAATGCTGTTAATAAAACAATAAAAGATCAAGATACCGCCCAGAGAGTATTTGAAAATGCTATTAGAACTGGTGCACAACCTAATCCAGAGATATCTGGTTATTCTAATCCTGTTGATTATAATAAAAATCAAACAAACTATGATAGATATTATAATCATCCTAAGTTTAAAGATTTAGGTTTTTCTCCATTTAGAGATAACGAGTCTTTATATAATCAAAATGCTACATGGGGAGATGAGTATAGTAGAATGTTTGGTCAGTTTGGTAAATTGTTTACAACTGGTTTTACTTCTTCTTTTGAATCATTAGGTGATATAATATCTGGAAATCCGGCTAAATTATTTGATGAATCTGCAGGTGATTATTCTAAAGCTGCAGAAATTGGAATGACTACAAAAGGTGGTGTTTTAGGATTTGCAAATAATTTAATTTTAAACTCTGGTTATACTGTAGGTATTTTATCTGAAATAGCAATAGAAGAATTAGCATTAGGAGCACTTACAGTAGGTACTGGTGGTGCTGGTGCTGGTGCCGCTGCTATTAGAACTGGTCAAAACTTAGGTAAACTTTCTCGTATAGGAGAAATGTTTCAATCAACTAGAAATTTTGTAAATGGTTTAGATAAAGCAGGTGATGCTCGTAGATTTTGGGATTCAGCTGGTAAGTTTTTAAATCCTTTTGAAAATACTGTAGATGCTTATAGATCTATTAAACAACTTAATACTGGTAAAAATGCAGTATATAGATTAGATAATGTTGCAAAAGCAACTAAATATTTTGGTTCTTTTTATAGAGACATAAGAAATATTAATGCCGCTTTAGGTGAATCTAAATTAGAAGGTGGTATGGTAAGAGATGAGGTTTATAAAGACCTTATTAATGAATACAAAGAAAATAATAATTTTACTTTACCTGAAGGACAAGATCATGAAGCTATTTTAGATCAAGCTCAGAAAGCTGGATTTGAAACTGAAATGATAAACTTACCATTAATATTTTTTAGTAATAAATTAGCTTTTGATAATATACTTAATGGTTATAAACCATTACAAAAAGTATTAAAAGAAAATAGTGGTATTGTAGGTGACTCATTAAGAAAAACAACTGTAAAAGGGGTACCTCAATATGTACGTAAAAAATTAACTGATGTAGTTACTTTACCTTTTACCGATCCTAAAGCTGCACTAAAAAGTGTATTAGGTACAGGGGCTCGTTATTCTATGACTAACTTAACAGAAGGTTTACAAGAACTAGCACAAGAAACAATATCTGATACATATAAAAATTTCTATATAAATTCATTTAAAGATCCAAGTCTTGTACATAAAAACTACATGTCTACATCTTTAAAAGAATCAATTAATAGACAAGTTTTTTCTAGTCAAGGTATGGAAACCTTTTTATCAGGTTTCTTAATGGGAGGTGTTGCAGGACCTTTTGGTAACTTTATGTATAAAACTCTTCCTGCTGCTGGAAAGTATCTTACAAATAAAGAAGGATACGTAAAATATAAAGCAGAAAAAGAAAAAATTATAGTTGATACTCAAAAGAAATTAAATGATGCATTAGCAAATCCTTTTAAAGTATTTAGTTTAACAGATGAAAATTTAGTTACTCAAAAAGCTCTCCAGAAAAAAATGGAAGAAGCAGCAGCTAAGGGTGAGCAATTAGAATTTCAAGATGCTAAAGATGAAGCTTTATTTACATTAGTTAATAATGATTTACAAAAATCAAAAGAATTACAGGCTCTTGCTGAAACTGGAGAGCTTGATACTCTTAAAGATCACGTAGAAAAACTTTCATCTTTATCAGATGAAGAATTTAAACAAGCTTATGGTTTTTCAGCTGAAGAAAAAAGTAAAAAAATTCAAGAAACATTAAACCGTATAGATTCTTTAAAGAATGCTAGTCAAGAAATAGAAGAAAGATTTGGAGGTAATCCTTTTAGACCTGAACTATACAAACCTAATAGTGCAGCATTTATAAATGAGCTTCAACAATATAGATCTTGGGAAGCTGCTAAATCACATTTGTTATATCAAATGTATGCTCAAAATAGAGCTGTAGAAAGAAAAGCAGATCTTTTAGAATCTGCTATAAATACTCCATTATTTCAAGGTATGGCTGCTTCTGACTTTAACATTATGTTTGATCCAAGAACATTAGATGCTGAAGTTGATTTATTAGCAGAAGAAATTAAAAACATGGGTGAGGTTATTGATCCTCAGTTAAAAAAAGAATTAGAATTTAAAAAGAAAAAAGAAGCTTTACTTAGAAATTATAAATCAGTATATGAGGCTAATCTTAAAAAAGATGGCACATATGATATGCGTAAAGTAAATAAGATTTATAATGCATTTAGAGATTATCTTGATTTAGTTAAAAATACCAAGAGCCCAAAAGAAATTATTTCTGATCCTGCAGTTCAAGAAGTATTCAGTAAACTTTTTGATTATAAAGTATTAGATACTCGTCAACAAATACTTGAACAATCTATTAATATATTAATGGACCCTAATTACTTTAAACAATTAGCAGATAGACTTACTAAAGTTACTACTGATGCGTTTAATAAAGTAAAAGAAGATTTAAATAAAACTCTTGCTGATCATATGGATCTGCTAGAGAAGAATGATGTTTTAGCTTCTTTAAAAGAAATGGGTGTTTTAGTAGAGCCTGAAGAAGCTTTAGCTTATCTTAAAAAAGGAACAATACCTAAAACATTTTATCATGAATCAGTATTAGGTCCTGTAACTCCACAGGATCCAATTTTTGGACCTATTGCTCAGTTGTTTGCTATTAAGGAAGCAAAAGATGCTGCTGAAAAACAATCACAAACAAAACCTGCTGATACAAAACAACCAGGAAAAGATCCGAATGATTTTACGGATGTTGAAGAAGGTGAAACAGTAGAAGATGTAAGTACTTTTACAATGTCTGTAATAAACAGACTTTATGAAGAATATGTAGCAACTGTTCCTGAAGTAGAAACTATTCAAACTAAAGAAGAATTTTTCCAAAGAAAAAAAATTCAAGATATAGTTAAAGCTATTGGTGAACTTGAAAAAACTTATAATGATATTACAACTGATAAACCTGAATTTGAAGAATGGTTAGTAGATAATAAATCAACTGATAAAGTTCAAAATATATTATTAAAATATAATTTAGCATTTAATGATATTTTTAAAAGAACAACTGATCCTACTAGTTTTAATACAAGTTCTTTAGGTGAAGATGAAAAATTAGAATCACAAGGTTATAAAGGTGTATTTGTTGTATCTATTATGACAGAAGATGGAACACCTATTTATACTATAGTAGATAATAATAATGTTCTTATTGAAAATGTAGATGTTGGAGATAATCAAGAAGATAATATTAAAGTTTCAATGGGCCCGTATTTTGATAATTTAAATACTGCTATTGAAGTACAAAAAATTATTGGAGATTACTTAGAAAGATCTAAACAAGATTTTACATTTGAAGGTGTAAGTTTAAAATATGGTGATATTTTAAATGATGGTAATAATGAATATATTGTTCTGACTAAACCAGAAGATATTGAAAAAGATCCTACTACACTTAACATTAAAAATATTAAAACAGGATCTGTATTAGCTTTAAAATCTTTATCCGGTTTTGCAAAAGGTTCTAGATCTACATTTGATAAATCTAATTTTACTTCTAAATTAAGAACTCTAAACCCTATTAATAAAATGTGGGGTGCTAGACTACCTAATGAAACACAACAAGATGCTAACGAAAGATTAAGTCAGTTATTGATTAATACTTCTTTAGTTGATTTAGTTAAAGGATTAACAATTAGATTTTCAAAAACTGATAGTCAACTAGAAAGATATAGTTATTTACAACTTGATGATCAAAAAGTAAATCAAAACTTTGGGTTCTTTAAAGATCCATTTGCAATTGAAGTATTACTAAATGGTGAAACAATTGGATATTTACCTAATCCAACAAGTTCTGCTTTCTTAGATAGTCAAGGTAATCCTATAAATATTAATAATGTATCAGTAGATAAATTTAAACAAGCTTTTTATACTACTGGAAGTTACGTAAGAATGCTAGATCAATATAAAGCATCTTATCGTAATAAGCTTGCTTTATTTAATTACTTAAAAAATAAATTAGGTAATAAAGAAAGTATTGAAGTATCATTTAATGAACTTTCTAAAAATGCAAAAGTAAATTTATTAAATGGTGAATATGATTGGACAGATAAAGCTGATGAAAGTATTAAATTATCAGATCTAAATTTTTATACTGTTGATGGTGGTGTTTATATTATAAACAGAGAAAAGAAATACAGTAATGGAATAATGACTGATGTTGAAGCTCTTCCTATTACTGATTTACCTGTAGATAAACTAGAAGCTTTAAATAAAGAAATAAATGATTTAAGATTTGGTGAAGGAATTAAAGATCCTTTATTAAATGCTGGTAGATATGTTGCAGTAGTAAGACTTCCAAATGGTAAATTAAGATTTGTAGAACTTACTAGTAACGTTCTTACTGAAATAGAGCAGAATGAATTTGTTGAAAAACTTGTTGAAAGAATTGCAAAAAGTAAAGCTGAAAATATTAATGAAAATAATGAGGCTAAAGCAATGGAATTCAATGATGTATGGAATAAAAATAACATTAATGATAAACTGTTTATAGCTTTACCAGTATCTAAAAGAGGACAATTTATAAGTTTTACACTTACTCCAAAAGGTGGTATTCAATTGGACTTTTTAGATAAAACAAAAACTATTAAAGGACAACCTTTAAAAAGAACTGTTTATATTGAAAATCCTGAGATTTCTACATTTAATGATTTGTTGGCTACATTAAACAATGCAATAAAAAAACATGATGAAAATCCAAAGGTTAGTAATGCAAATAAAATTAATATAATTTTAACTAAAGATAATTTTAAACAGTCAATTTCTAAAACAGCTAGTGTACAAGACTTTTTACAATTGTCTTCTAATGTGGGACCTAATATAGTAAAGTCTGTTTCTTTAACTATAACAATGGAAGATCAACCTTCAGATGTTGAAGTTGATCCATTAAACTTGCCTGTTGATCCAACGGATGGACCTGTTGTTCCAGGTAATATAGATATGTCATCTGCACCTCAAGGAAATAATGCTATTACGCCTGATTTGTTAAGAGGTACTGCACCAAGTAATCCTAAACCAGAAGTTTCTGAGACAACAGAAGATCCTTTAAGTAAAGTTCTTAACCGTCAAAAAGAAGCAGAAGAAGCTATGGCTGAAAAGAAAGCTAAAGATGATACTGAATCAGAAGACTATTTTGATAATATAATTGATCAGATAAAAAATTTAGAAAATCAAATAGATGATGAAATAGAAAAAATAAGAAAGGATTTGATTTCTAAAGCTGGTACAAATGTTTCAGCAGCACAAAAGAAACAAATAAGAATAGATGCTGAAAATGCACCTAGTGTAAAAGCACTTAAAGAACAATTAAGAAATCTTGAAAGAAAACTACCATTTAAAATAGTAGATGCTGGATATACCCCTTCAGATATTGCAAACATTAATGATTTTGTTACATGGGTAAAAAATAATTTACCTGATTTTATTACTGTAGATGATCTTAATACTTTAGCTAACAATATTATTAAAGAAGGTAAAACTGTTGGTGCCTTTGTTCAAGGTCTCTCAAATATTGCAGGTAAAGTAGAAGTAAATGGTACTATATATGTAGGTGCTGATACACCTTTTAAATACCATGAAGCTTTTCACGCTGTGTTTAGATTATTACTTTCTGATACTCAAATAGATAAATATCTTTCTATTGCTAAAAAAGAAGTAAGAGATCAACTACGTAAAGAAGGTAAAACATTAAGTCAAGCTCTACAAGAAATGAGAGAGTTACATCCTATGTACATGCGGATGTCTCAATTAGATTTAGAAGAAAGATTCTATGAAGAATATCTTGCTGATAAATTTGATGCTTGGAAAACAAATAAAAAGACTGAAACTAGTTTTGTAAATAAAAGTTTATTTGCAAAAATTATTGATTTTATTAAAAAGATTCTTGGAGTATTTAGTAAAAATGAATTACAAACATTATTTGAATCTATTGATGCCGGTAAATTTAGAAATACTAAAGTTGTAAGTAATAGATTTACAGATGAAAACAATCCGTCAGATGTAAGTGTTCCTGTACTCAAAGCAATTAAGATTGGTGATGAGTTAATTCAGGATACTATTTTTACACCTGAAGGTGAAGTAAAAGCTATTAAAGTACCAAAGTATTTACCAGAACAAGAAGGTACTAGATTAACTGCAGCTATTGCTAATCAGTTTGTAAGTGCATTGGAAAAAGCTCCTATTGGTAAATCAGAAGATGACTTACTTGAAGAAATTCTTAATAAGTATGAAGATCTGTATGATACAGATAGAGATGAATATGCTGATTTAAGTCAAAAAGAATTTAAAAAAGTAAAAGATTATAAAACAGTATTTAGTAAAACTGAAAATAGAGAGATTCTTAAAGAAGCAGTATATGATCATTTGTCTTTTATATCTAAAAAATATGTAGCTGAACAAGATACAGAAGAAGAAATAGCAGATGAACTAGGAGATAGAGGTAAACAAAATTATACAGATGGTTCTGAAAATATAGGTGGGTTTAGTTCTTTATCTAAATACCTACGTTCTTGGATTGCTACTGTTTCTTATCATTCAGAAGATCAATTTGGAAATAAATATTTCTTAGATGGTACTCCTTATATAGAAGCGGTAGATGCAAGCAGAGTTTATGCAGGTATTCTTAAAGCTGTTTCTAATACTGAAAGTACTGTAGATATGGTGATAAGACTTAATGTCTTTAAAGATCAGAGTCCTGAAGCAGGTAAAGTAATTAGTAAATTCTTTGAAGAAACTAATGTTTCTTTTGATGAAGATGGTCAACCTATTTTAGATAATGTTACAAATAGTTATTTATTCCAATCTTTTATTAAAGGTTTTGGTCAATACTCATACAGATATACATTCTTAAATAAAGATATATTTAAAGGTGAAGTAGACATTCTTGATGCAAATAGAAAAAGTCCTGGTAAAGTTCAAATGGAACTATGGTCTAGTGCATTTACTGATCTTTATAGTAATAAAGTAGAAAATAATCCTGCTTTAAAACAAAAGGCCTTGAATGCTATTGCTAGTATTAGTTCTGCAATGTCTGCATCTAAACAATATACAGATGATCAACTTAAAGAAATATCTAGCCGTCTAGCTTCTCAATTAGCTGATGTTTTAGGTATTGCTATAAGTCCTCTTTATTTATCTTATTCAATAGCAGCTAATATATCTAATAGAACTAAAAATCAAGATACTTTATTTGGTGCTTACAGTAATATTGAACCTATTAGTATTGAGTCTTTAAATCAATTATATAAACTTATAAATGATAATGAAGACCCATTTATAAATACAATAGTTGAAGAACAAACTGATGCATCAGGACAAGTTGTTGAAGTAGAAGTATTTAGAGGTGGTGTAACTACACGTTTAGAAAAAATAGCTACTGCAAATAGTATATTTGATGAGAGTGTTATGCCTGCAGTGTGGACTAATGCTGAAGGTAAAACTGTTTATGCTCACCAGCTTCCTTCTTATCATGCTGTAAAATTAATACGTCTTCAGAAAGAAAATGGTCTTGATAATGAAGTTGAACAAGATGCTTTCTTACAAGATAACCCTATTATTAAAACTGATAGGTTTAGACAAGTATTAAAAAATCTTACTATTGGAAGAATAGATGGTCAAAAAGTATCTACACTTAATAGAACTGAAAACGGTTTAATTGAAAATAAACAGTTAGAAAAAAATAAACGTGATGGTGTTACATTTGGTAGTTACTCACCAGCTGAGTTTATTACTACACTTATAGACTTATATCAAAAAGGTAATATAGAAGTAATAGGTGATGAATCATTTGCTACATCTACACATCTTATACGTGTTCTTGAAGCTTCTAGTACAGGTAATATTATAGAAGGCATGCCTTTAATTAAAGCTGTTAAAATTGTAAGTGAAGATGGCGGATATAATCTTACTGAAGAAGCTAAAAACATTTTATTAGATTTTGTAAAACAAGAGTATAATAGAATATCAAAAATACAGCAAGAGATTATTTCTGGTGAACCATTAAGTGAAGAACATCTTGGTTATAATGTTCCTGATAGTAAAGGTAATATTAGAGGTTTGCAATTATTTAAAACAGGTGTATTTTTAGATCCTTCTTTTAAACAAGAATTAGAACAACAAGCTAAAGATCAAAAACCTCTTACATCTAAACAAGAAAGTCAAATAAAATCTGCTTTAGAAAGATCTTTATTAAAAGAAGTAAATGAACTATATCAAATACTTCAAGATGAAAATATCATTCAGCTTAATGATGATAAAGAAATTTCTAGAACTGCTATATCTAGTTTTATTAATAAAGGTTTTACTAAACAAGTTGGTAAAAAAACTGTAGATGATAAAACTAAAAATTCTCAGTACAATATTGCTAAAAATAATCCTCAATTTAATTTAGCACAGATATATATAAATGACTTTATTAATACTACAACTATAAATCAATTAATGCATGGTGATCACGCATTATCATTTAAAGATGGAGTTGACGAAGTTAAACGTGCTAAAGGTGATAATGCTAGTGGTCAATCTGCTGCTACAGAAATTATTGATAGTTCATTAGGTATAAAACATAAGTTTAATAAAATGCATGTTGTTACCTTTAATGACCCTACTATATATGGTAAATATAAAAAAGGTAAAGTTGAAGTTGCTGATGGTCAAACATGGTTAACTACAAAAGCTTTACGCTATATACTTTTTGGGTTAGGTAAACTTTCTCCTACTCAAGCTAAATTATTAGATAAAATTGAAAAAGGAGAAAAACTTACAGGAACTGAGTTTTTTGGAGAAAAAGACAAAAAGGGACTTGTATCTTTTGATGCAACTACTAATTCTATTAAGCTAGTATACTTTGATGGAAAAAAATATTTAAAAACATCAGCTATTGTACTTACTAAACAGTTAACATCTTATGGAGAAGGCTTTTCTAAAGCTTTACCAGGTAGAGAAGAACTACATGAGCTACGTGAAAAATTAGAAGCTTATGAAAATGTAGAAGGTAGAGAGACCGTTGGTATTGCTGTACCTGCATCTGCATCTAAAATGTTAAAGACTAATGTAGCAAGCAGTGTATCTGAAATATCTGATAAAAACTTTATAGAGTTTGATCCTAATTTCTTAAGATTACAACAAGAAAATCCTTCTAATAAAATTAAAATTACAGATCCTACCCAGATTAAACAAATCTTAATGGCTGAACAAGATGATGAAACTATTGTAGATTTTATGGGTAAAGAAATAACTGTAAAAGAATTAAAAGAAGTATATCAAAAAACTTCTATTGCACGTGTTAGTTCTAACTATTTATTTAAAAGAAATGAAATATTTACTTTAGAAGATGCAATTGATGAAGTTAAAAAATCTATTGACCGTAATAAAGTTACACCTAAGTTAGAAGTATTCCAAAAATATGCAGTTGAGAGATTAAAAGAATCTGCTGCCGATGCACAAATGATTGAGTTTTTTGAAGTAGGTGAGGATGGTATGCCTAAGTATAACTTAAATAATCCTCTTACTATGGATAAATTTGCTCAGTTATTCTTAGCATATTTCTCTAAAGGTGTATTATCTGAAAAGATTCCCGGACATTCTGTTGCTCTTGTATCTAGTTATGGAAATAAAAAGCTTAAGAAAGTATTAGAGTTAAATGAAGAAGGTCAACCTAAACGTTGGGAAATTGTAAGAGATGATGAGTTTTTATTAAATCCTGAACAGTATGGAACACCTAAAAAATATTCAGATAATGTAAATCGTTTGTTTAATAATCTAGAAGTTGGTGATTATTATGTGGATGATTTAAGACACAACGTTCCGGAGTATGATGAAAATGGTAAAATAACTGGATACTTTACAGAGTTTATTATGCCAGCACACTTTAAAGAGGTGTATGATAATATTAAACCGGGTGATAAAATTCCAGATGCTATTGCTAAAATGTTTGGTGTTCGTATTCCTTCACAGGATAAACATTCTGCAGTTAATCTTAAACTTGTAGACTTTATGCCTGTGTACTACGGTTCATCTGCAGTATTTGCACCAGAACTTATTGAGATATCAGGAGCTGACTTTGATATTGATAAACTTTACATTGCTATCAAAGAGTTTTATACTCAAAAGAAAAATGGTAAAGTAGAGTTTGTAGAATATGGTACAGGTAAAACAGATACTAATAAGTTTGATCAATTTGTAAAATATCAGTTTTCTAAAAATAAAGATTTTAGAAAAGCTTATCATGATTTCTTAAAAGCTGAAACTGAAAGAAAAGAACAGTTTGAAGAAGATCTTAATTTATTAGATTTAGATTCTGATTTTGAAGATTCTTTAGATTACTTTGATTTAGATTATGAAAAGATAGAATACTTTATTGATAAAAAAGAAATAACAAAATCTGCTTTACAATTTGTAGGTTTACCATCTACTAGTGAAGAATATGCTAGTAAGGTAAAACAACTTGGATATGAGCCTTACAATGGTGCACTTAATAATACTATTGTAGATGCACGTATGGCGTTATTTGGTAATGAAAACATGACTACTGTAAAAGAAGGTGAAACCGCACCTAAAGCTTTTCAAGTAGCTAGTACTAAAGCATTAGAAGATGTAGTACAAGAATTTAAAACATTATTTGGTGAGCAATTAAAAGATCAGCTTGAAGAAGGTAGATATAATGTAGATACGTTATTAGGTAAATATTATGCATTTAAAAATAATAAAGAAGGTGCTAGAAATATTGGACCTGCTGTAAACTCTTTACTTGTATATACTTTACTTAATCAGAATAATATTAATATAAGAAAAAATATTAACACTGAAGAAAGACAAGAAACTTTTAGATTTAGATTTAATGATAATGAGTTTAGTAGTTATGGTCAAACAAGAGCATATAATAAATCTACTGGTAAATATACTGGTGAGCGTATATTAGATTCTATTTCTACTTTAATATCTGCAATGACAGATAACGCTAAAGAACGTCTTGCTGCTAAATTAAATCTTAATATAAATTCTTTAGGTATTGTAGCAAACATGATTGCTCAAGGTGTAACATTAAGAGATTCTTTGTTATTCATTAACCAACCTATTATAAGAGAATTTTATAAACAATTAGCTAAAGAAAACTCTTCTTATTCTTTTACAGAATATAAACAAAGTAAAGATAAAATTATTGCTGCTTTACTTGTAGAAACAAAAGCTGAATCATTAAGTGGTAGATTAAATGATGGTATACTTGAAGACAATATGAGAAAACCAAGTCCTCAAGTAAATAATGCTATTTTAAATGATTTTAAAATTTTAATGAACCAGGCTGATTCTTTCTTAAATATTGCAACAATTATGAAGGTTAACAAAGGTTTACCTACCAACTTATCAGAATTTGATGCAATAATGGAAAAAGCAGAAAATCTTGGATATGGTTTAAATGATGAAAACTTTGAGAATAGTAAAATACCTGTAGATGTTAGAAAAGTTTTAGATGACTCGGAACAAACTGTAGGATTTAACTTTAAAGTATACCAAGAAATTTCTTCACTAACATCTACAATTATGTTACAAAGAACACCTGTAGTTAAAAAACTAAAGAGTGTAATTGAAGATAACTTTAATATTAACTTTAAAGACAAAGAAACTTTTAATAATTCATTTGATAAAAACGTTGTTTCTTATTTTGCAATTAAAGCTTATATCAACTTCTTAAAAAATAATCAATCTGGTAGAGCTTTAGCTTCTTTAAATAACGGAATGATTTATGATGAAACAGCTTCTACATTACCGGATAATATGGACTCAGTTGTAGACGTGGTTAATAAGATTAGAGAAGTTGCTCCTAAAAATTATTTTGCCAATAACTTTATATTTGCACACAATGCTGCACAATTAAGTAATAAGGATAATATAAATAAAGTTACTGCAAATACTTGGGCTAAACTTAATAAATTGCAAGTTAATAAGTTACAGTATAGTTTAATGGAGTTATATAATAATTCTATTACTAGACCTTATGTTGTTGATTTATTCCATTACTTGTTAGTAAAAGATGGAGGTCAGTTTAAGTCTGATTCATTTATTAGAGTAATGCCTAACTTTATATTTGATAATATATTAAAGCAAGCCGGTAATGCTGTTAAGTATTTAATGCAAGAAAAACCAAATGATGTATTTATTAAATCAACATTTGGAGCTTCTTTAAATGAAATGTTTAATGAGTTTATAAAAGGTTATACTAGTGCTTCTTCTAATTCATTTTATATTAAAAAATATGACAATTTAAATATAGAAGTTGTAAATCAAATAAGAAAAAATATAGGTTTAAATGAAGTAAAAAATTCAACTACAGGTATACCTATAGAAGTTAAATTTAAAAAAGATGCTGGTTCTAATAAAGAAACAAGTCAATTAGAAATAGGCATGTTTAAAAATGTTAAATTTACTTCTGATTATGTAGTAACTGGTAGACAATATGAAATATTTGATTCAAATAGTGGTAAGTACATTACTGTAGATGAAATAGAAGATATTCCAGGAACAAATAGAATGACAGAAGAAGGTAAATTAAACTTTAGATTTAACATGGATTACTTGCGTTTATTTGGTCTTGACACATCACGAGCTGGTGGTGATAATCCTCAAGGTATTGGTTTTCCATTAGTTATGAAAAGAAGAGTTAGAAATGAGGATACTTCTTTTACCACTGTATATTATAAATTATCTAAAATAAGAAAAAATAGAAAGTTTGTTGAAGGTAATTTATTAATTAATGAAGGTGATAGTTTTGCTTACGGTACTGAAGCTGTATATGATAAAATAGATTTACAAGGTTCTTACAAGCAATTTGCTGCAGGATTTGTAATACCCGGAAATCAACCAACAGCTAAAGAGTTAAGTGAAAAGAAAAAAGCTCTTAGAAAAGCTGCTAAAAATAAAGGAGGATTTAATCTTGATGCTACTGCAGATAATGCAGTAAGTACTGCTGCAATTGATGCAGCTATTGCTCAAATAGATCAAATAGGATTTAAACCAAGAGACTTAAAGGCAGCAGAAAGAAATAGTGAGCAACCAGGTATTGATTATATGTTAGAGTTAAGTAAATTAGGAATAGATGTTACTTATAGTAATGGTAAAATTACTTACCTAAAAGATGGTAAACCTTATAATGCTATGGGTGCTACTTCTCCTAGAGATCTATATGAAAAATTAGCACCTACACCTACTGAAACAGATTTTCTTGATAAAGAATATAGTGAAGAGCAAGGTCCTTCAGATGATTTAATTAATTCTATAGCTCTTAATAGACCTGTTGAGATTCCTGCTATTGATTTAGGTTTATTAAGAGAAAAACAAAATGAATTTCCAGGGTTGCTAAAGTTTTATAGTGAACTAACAGATGAACAAATAAATAAATTAAAATCAGAATATAAAATAAAATCTTTTGTAGATTTGACAGATCAATTTGTGCTATCACAAAGTGAATCTAATCAAAGTGAAAAAGAATTTATAGATCAAATTAAACAGTGTTATTTATAAGATATGGCTTGTCATAATAGAAACTTACCAGAGTATAAAGAGTTACTTAAACAGTTTAAAAGTAACTTTGTAGTAGATAGTATTATTAACAAATATCAGGAAAGCAAAGGGTCTGAAGCGTATCCTACTGTAGCTGAAGCTATTGAAATTACTGATAAAGCAAAAGCTGCTCATTCGTTAAAGTCTAGAAAATTTAAGGAGGCTATTACTCAAAATTTAGTTAGAAAAAAACTAATTACAGGATTAAAAGACTCAAAAGGAAATATGGTTTATTATGTAACAGGAACAGCTAAAGAAAATAGAGGTCCTGATGCTGTAATTGATCCTAAAGTTTTAAAATCTAATGAGAATAAAATTCTTAACTATTTAGCTCAAAATAACATTAATCTTGCTGCAGTAACTTTTTACCGCAAAGGTAATAGTACAGCTTTTGTTGTAAATGAAAATATATTTACACCTCAAGATTTAATTCTTCCAACTAAAGATAAAACAAATATTATACCTATAATAGAACATCTTATTACAAAAATTCCAGGTATTACTGTAAGACTTGAAACAGAAGAAGAAGCAGAAAGATTGTATAATACAATTCCAAGTTTTGCTAGAGCAAAAGATACAAAAGGAAAACTTATTCCTTTTAATAAAGTAAATAGTTTCTTTTATAAAGGCTATGCTATTATTATAAAAGGTAGAGCAACTACTGAAACTACTATTGAAGAAATGTTACACCCGGTTATAGATGCTTTAGCAAAAGCTAGACCTGATATAATGGGTAAGTTAGTTAAAGAGGCAAGAGAAAACTTTCCTGTTTTAGCTCAACAAATAATGGATACTTATTCAGATAGATATGGTTTTAATAATTCAGATAGACAAAATGAATTAGTTACTCAAGCTTTATCTAGACATTTTAGTAAAGAATATGAAAAAGAACCAAACAAATCTTTTAAATCTACTATTAAAGAATTTTTAGAATGGTTTGCAGAAATTGTAAAAGAAGTTTATGCTGCAATAACTGGTGAAAATTTAATTATTAAACCTGAAAATTTATCTGAAAATACTACACTTACAGATCTTGCAAAACTTTTGAATACTAAAGAAGTAATATTTGATTTTAATATTAAAGCTGATTCTTTTAACAAAGTTGCTTATAATATTGATCCAAATGACTCAAGATTAAAAGCTAAAGAAAAAGCTAAATCTGATGCTAAAGGTAGAGCTACTAGTAAAGTACAGCAAGACCTTATAGACATAATGTATAATACTCCTGTAATCTTAGATGAAGAAACTCATACGTATATTAATTTACAAAATGGAGATGAGTACATGTCTACAACTAAAGCAATTAAAGGTGGTTTAAATGATCCTAAAGATTTATTTAGATTAAATAGACTTTTTGGTAAAGACTTTGATAGTATTTTACAAGATCTTATTGAAAATAAATCTTTTGAAAAAGCTTTTGAAAATGTTACTGTTATTAATGAAGAGATAGCTCGTAAAGCTTATGAAAGTTTATCTATATATGTAGACGCTCTTACTCAAGATGGTTCTGTTATTTTACCACAGGTTATTTTTGCAGATAATAAATCTAAAGTTGCGGGTAGTTTAGATATCTTAGTTATTAAACCTAATGGTGATCTTTATATAGTAGATTTAAAAGCATCTAAAAATAGTATTAAAGATGAGGATTACTCTACTAAAAAGTATCCTACAAATGAAGGTAGTGTTTTTCCAGGAGAATCTTTTACTACAAGACAACAACATAGTATTCAAGTACAAACATATGCTAAACTAGCAGAAGTAAATGGTTTTCCTGTTTCCGGTACTGCTACTTATCATATTAATTTAGAAATTGAAGGTAAGGGTGAAAATCAAGAAGTTAAAGATTTTGAAGTAGAGGGTACTATACAACATTTACCTACTGAAAATTTAGAGTATGTAAATAAAATTGTACCAACAGAACCTGCTGAAAATATTACAGAAAGAATTAGAATAAAGAATGGATATAATGCAACTAGAAATCCAAACTTTACAACTCCTGAAGAAGATCAACCTGAAGAACAAATAACTGCAGATCAATATAGTTCTATTGCTGCATTCATGAAAGAAGTTATAAAACTTACTACTACTAAAGTTGAAGCTTTAACTGCAGTTATAGAATCTGCAAAACAAGTTAAACCTAAAAAAGAAACTATAGATAAAATTACTAGTTTAAATGCATTACTTTCTGTAGAAATAGCTAGTGGTAAAGCGGATTTAGCTTTTGGAAGATTTTTAAATGAATCTAAAAAAGAATTAGAAGGTTTTATAAAATATGTTTCAAATCCTAAAAATGCTAAAAATGCAGATTTTATATCTGTAGTTCTTATGTTTAGTAGGTTTATGGAAAGTTATAGAGGTCTTAAAAACTTTTCATTATCTGAAAATGTACCAAATAGAGGTCAAAGAGATTTAGCAATAAAAGTTATTGATCTTTTAAATATTGCAGATGATAAAATTGATTCTTCTATAAAAAATTATGTAAAAGAATTTGTAAGAACTAATTCTACTAAAGATTGGGCTGAAGAAGAATTAGATACTTTACTTATAGAAACTAAAGATATATCAACAGGAGACGCATTTTTAGGTGATTTAGCTACAAGTACAGATACATTACTTGCACTTTTAGATAAATTATATAAAAGACAACGTCAAAAGATTCAAGATGAATCAGAAGATTTTGCAATTAGAGCTGCTAGACTTGGTGATAAATTAGCACAATTATCTGGAGGTGTTGAACCAGATTTTTCATTTATGTTAGTATATGATAAAGATGGTAATTTTACAGGTAACTATGTAAGAAAAATTGGATATCAATATTATAAGAAACTGTATGCTTTAAGAAATGAGTTATATGATGCAAATGGTAATTGGTTAGAGTACATACACATACCAAATATTGATGATGCTAAAGCAGAAGATTTAAAGTACAATAAAGATTTATATCAAAAGAAAAAAGCATATAGAGAATTTAAATCTGCTGAAAAATTTATAGATGGTAAAATATTAGATGGTGATTATCATAAGTATACAGATAACTTTAAACAAGTAAGAGATAGGTATGAATATTATAATGGTTATAGATGGAAAAAGAAAAAAGGAATAGGTGATGAAGAGTATGCTATTTATAGAAATAAGTATTATAGTTATGCTGAATATACATCTCCTCTCTTTGATAAAACAGGTACCTATACAGGAGCTACAAAACAAGAAAGTGGTTGGTTTGTAAAACCTGAGTTTACTGAAGTAAGAGAAATTGCAAGCACTGGAGAAAACATGCTTGATGAAAAGTATATTAAAATCATGAATCCTACTAATGAACTTGAAAGAGCTCAAAAAGAGTTTTATGAGTTTTGGACAAATGAATATGAAGGTATACAATTAGCAAGTTTACCTCCTTCTGTAAAAAAAGATATGACAGGTAAGCTTCCTAGAATTGAAAGAAATCTAGGAACAAAACTTAAAAAAGAACCTTCTTCTGCAATATCATTACTTGGTAAAGCTGTAGGTGATTATTTTAAAAGTTTTACAAATACAGGTTATCAAAAGGTACAGCTTACTGATCTTGAAGGTAATGTTATTGATGCACCTCCTATTTTTTATACAGGTAAATTAAAAAATCAATATATAATTGATAAAATCAATAAAGACATTGAAGCATTAGAAGCTGAATATGCAACAGGTAATTTATCAACTACAAAGTATACTGAGCAAAGAAAAGAATTAAAAAAACAACTTAGAGCAAATGAAAGTAGACTAGCTTCTTATGAATTGAGTACAAACTTAGTAGATAGTTTAATTAAGTTTAACGCAATGGCTACAAACTACAAACATTTGTTAAATATTGAAGATAGTATTTTTGCAATTCAAAGAACTATAGAAGATAGGCAATACTATCAATCTGAAAATAAACTTGTTAAAACAGTAACTGGAGGTACTAAATTTCAAACTATTGAAGGTAAAGAAAGTAGAACTTACACCCGTCTTAAAAAATGGATGAAGATGGTTTACTATGATGAGTCTCAGTTTGATAGAACTATAATTGATAACGTTGTTCAAAAAGTATTAAACAATACTTCTTTAGCATATGTAGGATTTAATATATTTGGTAATATTAATAACTATATTATTGGTAGAATAAACAATAGTATTGAAACAGGTGGTGAATTATTCTATAGTAAAAAATCAATGTTGCGTGCAACAAAAGATTATAATTCTGAATATTTACCTGGAGTATTTAAAGGTTTATCTGATAGTAAAGGATACTATAGTGAGAAAAAACCACAATCTAAATATGAAGCTTTAATGCGTAGATTTAGAATGGTTGATAGTATGGCTCTTAGAGAAATTCAAAAAGAAGAAAGTCCTTTAGATTGGGGTTATTTTTTACAAGATGCTTCTGAAAATAATGTTCAAAGTAAAGTTGGTATGGCAATTCTTATGTCTAAAGAACTAAAGAATGCTAATGGAGATACTCTTTCTATTTATGATGCTTATGATTTTAATCCTAATACAGGAGAATTAAGTTTAAAATCTGGTTATGAATTATCAGATGAAGAAAGATATGATGTAAGAAATGTAATTCGTGAAGCTAATAAACAAATTCATGGTAACTATTCAAGAGAAGATAGAATGGTTATTCAAGATAGTTCTTTAGGTCAAATGATTGCTCAATTTCATAAATGGGTTTATCCTGCATACAAAGCTAGATTTAAAGCTAGATACTATGATGAAAATTTAGGTTGGATTGAAGGAAGATACAGAACTCTTGTAAACTTTTTAGCACATGTATCTAAAGCAAGAGGTGGTGTTGTTGAAAAAATAAGAGATGGTAAGTCAGAACTTACAGAAGATCAACTTAAAAACTTATCTCGTGTTATGTATGAGTTAGGGTTTATAATGTCTTCATTTATACTAGCCCAAATAATTGCTATGTTAGCTGAAGGTATGGATTTTGATGATGATGACAAACAGTTAAAGCGTCTTATAAATTCTTTATCTTTCCAGGCAGATCGTCAAATTTCTGAATTAACTCAGTTTGTAAGTCCAAAAGCAGTATACATGCTTGTTAAAAATCCTATTGCTTCAAGTAAATTTTTAGGAGAAATGGGTGAAGCTGTTCAAGATGCTTTCTTATTTCCATTTACATATGCTATAGATGAGGAAAGTTTATATTATCAAAGAGGTACTCGTAAAGGAGAATTAAAATTAGCTAAACAATGGGCAGATGTAATACCCGGATGGTATACAATAAATCGTTGGAGAAGCTATGATAATGTTACAGATTTTTATGTAAAATAAAAATAAAGGGGAGAATTTAACTCCCCTTTATTATTTTAATTAATGTACACAAAGAAAGTAAAAAATACAAAACCAAAAGAAATTCTTCTAAAACTAACTTCTTTTTCTTTTTCTGTGTAAGTTAAATACTCCGTGTTAATGCCTAAAAGAATGTCTTGTTTTGGCATAAAGGTAAATCCGAACTCTATCATAATTTATTATATTTTATTGTATTTATTTCGTATATTATAGTGTACAAGGTACTTAATAAACCTTGTATATCCAGGGGTTAATCTTATTTTTATGCTAGAATTTTTTAAAACAATGTTTTCAAATGCTGAGGGGACCTCTCATAAAAGAGTTCTTGGCACGGTTGGGTTCTTATCTTTGGTAGTTTTATTGTTTATTGCCGATGAAGGACACAAAGATGAAGTTATTTCTGCTGTTGAATACATGACTATTGCAACAGTGTTTGGTACAGTAGTTGAAAAATTTACAAAGAAGAGTTAGTATGAGTCAAGAATTAGATGAGAATCTTTCTTTTAAAGTTTCTTTAAAAACTTTAGCGGGTATTGCAGCCTTATTATCTAGTGCTATTGGATACCATTATTGGTTAATGGGAGAAATAGATGAAGCTAAAAACATGCCTAAGATTGGAAAAGGTATGTATGTTGTTGATCCTGCAGATCCTGCAGCAAAAGAAACCTACCCTCCATCTAGACAAGAGTATGAAATGAAAGATGAACTTGCTAGACAAGAAATTATTAGACTTAAAGAAGAAATTCAAGAATTAAAAAAATCAAAATGAAAGCAACTTTATTCACATTAGGAGTACTAATGGTCAGTACTTTAGGATTCATTTCTATAAAATCTGCACAACCACAACCAGTTCCTTATTCAACAATGACATTTACAAAAGAAGTTTATGTACCTGTTGCATTGGTTCAAGTTAATAGTGAGTGGAATAAACAAAATGAATATAAAATACCTCAGATGCCTAAAAACATAAAGTATATTTATATTGATTTGGAAAAAAATCCAAAGTTAAAAGAACACTTGAATATAAAATCTCTTCCTACTGTTATTGTTTATAAACAAGGTAAGGAAACTAAAAGATGGGAAGCAGGTTTACATATGAAAATAACGGCTCCATTTGTTGAAATATTAAAAGCACTTAATTAATGGCATACCCACTACCTCCAATCACAAAAGTGGATTTCTCTTCTAGTCAATATATTGCAGAAGAGCATCCAAAAAAACAAATTTATTTGCATCACACTGCAGGTAACTCAAGTGCTCAAAGAACATTCCAGGGTTGGAATGCCAATGCTGATAAGATTGCTACTTGTGTTGCAATTTCAGGAAAGGGTTCTGTAGATGGTGAAATTGTTCAGGGTTTTAGTAGTAAACATTGGGCCTATCATTTAGGTTTAAAACAAGATGTGTTTACTAAATACAAAGTACCATATCAATCTTTAGATAAGATCTCTATAGGTATAGAGATATGTAATTGGGGTTGGCTTACTGAAAAAAATGGTAAGTTTTATACATATGTTAATTCAGAAGTACCAATGGATCAAGTAATTAAACTTGATACCCCTTATAAAAATTTTACTTATTGGCATGATTATACTGATGCTCAAATAAAATCAGTTAAAGAATTATTGCTATTATGGAATGATAGATATAATATTCCTTTAGATTATAATGAAGATATTTGGCAAGTTACACCTAGAGCACTTAAAGGTGAACCTGGTGTTTACACTCACAACAGTGTAAGAGTTGACAAAACAGATGTGTATCCTCATCCTGGTTTAATTGAAATGTTAAAATCACTATGAAAATGAAGAGTACATTGGGTCTTATATTATCACTTACTACTACTATTACTTTTGTTTGTGCTTATTTTGGTAAGCTTGCAATGGATAATATAGAACAATATTTTGCAGTTGTTGCTGTAATATTTATGGATGGTTTCTTTGGAGTCATTGCCGGAATTAAAAAAGAAGGGTTTAGAACCTATAAAGCTATAAGAGTTTTAAAGAATGTATTTTCTTGGTTAGTTATTCTTACAGTTATATTAATGATTGAAAGAGGATTTAAAGGAACGGGATGGTTGTCTGAAACTATTATTGTTCCTTTTATGATATTTGAATTAGTAAGTGCACTTAAAAATGCATCAATGTCAGGCTTCATTAAAAATGATCAGCTTAATAAAATTTTAGATCTTATAGATAAACATAAAGGAGAAAGATAAAATGGCAAAAGTTAAAACCTCAAACACAGCTACTTTTAAACCAAAAGCAAAAGTAAGCAGACCTGGTGTACATGCTAAAACTAAATCAAGCAGTTTAAAGCAAAGTAAAAATTATAAAAAAACCTACAGGGGTCAAGGTAAATGACAGTAATTCTAAAGTTACATTGGCCTCATAATAGATTTGCATTAGGGTGGGAATTTTTTTATCCTGATGAAGAATATGAGACAACAGTTGCTGTAATCTTTTTAGGTATAGCTACTCTTGAGATAGAGTTTTAATGGCTTATAATTATTCTGATATAATAAAAACAGTAAGAGAACTTCGTAGGGAGATTCAAATATTTACTATTAAAGCAATTGAAATAATCAATTGGAAACATATAGTTCATTATTTAAAAACTCTTGAAGATCAATTACAGGTATTAAATAATTTAATATCTAATACTATACCTAGCCCAGGTTTGTATGCTCAAACAGGTACATCTACTCCAATCACAAATACAACAGTTGAAACTACATTAATAAATGGAGGTGTTGGTTTTTTAACAGTTCCGGTAAATACATTTAAAGTGGGTGATAGTTTTATAGCTTTTTTTTCAGGAACATTAAGTTCTGCTAATAATGAAAATATTAGAATAAGAGTAAAAGCAGGTTCTGTCTTATTAGCAGATACAGGATTAATTACTTTACCAAATACTACTAATAAAGATTGGGAATTACATGTTAATTTTACAGTTAGAGCACTGGGTGGTCCTGGAGTAGGTGTTATTAAAACAGCAGGTAGATTTTTTTATAATAAAGATTCAAACAACAGTCCTGAAAATATAGGATTTAAAAATTTGAACAATACTACTTTTG